GGGTTGTTCTTTTTTATGAATACTGACAAGCAAGCCGCTATTCGCTCCTTGACTGATACAGCGGTCATAAACTCTTGAACATCCCTTATTCTTGAAATTGTAGGACTCATATCTGACATTTCCCTTATCTGTGAAGGTCTGTTTTTACTGAAAATATAAATCATGTCAGTTGCTCGCACAAATCTAGCTTTATTTTCTGTAAAACCATCAAAGCTATACTGTCTAATCCAGTATCCTACTGGTGCAGCATTTTGATTGACTTCTACTCCATCTATGACCTTGTTATCTTTATATTGCGGTACCACTTGGTCTCTAGCAAGTTCATCAACTTCAAGGCATTGAAGCTTAAAGGGAAGTATTCCGCCGTCCGTATAGCACTTATATATCAATATCCCTCCGTCAATCCTCTTTCTTCTTTCTGCCATTCTAAGGATTTGATTAAAGTTCTGTGTTTTAGTAAGATCACAGTTTTTTCCTTTTACCCATAGCCGCCACAATTCCTCTATTTGTTCATTAAGTACTTCGTTAGAAGTCCTGGCTTGCAAAGTAAAGCCCTCACCTACAACATTTCTGTTATAAGCACTGACAACTGAGTTCATCATGTCAGAGTTTCTTTCAAGGTCTCTCGCTCTTGCTCTTACTGTGTCTCTTGACCAAGTATCAGTTAGTTGTGATGACACATTGCTTGCGTTCCACGACCTGTTTAGCCTGCTACTATCTCCTCCGTCATAAGCTTCTCTTAGTTCCTTAAGCCCCAACCTGTAAGCCTCACGCTTATAAGCAAGACCAGGAAATATTCCGGATATGAGATTATCTAACCATCTCATATTTACCTCCTATCAAAAAAGGCTACAAAAGCATTGTCAAATAAGTCACTTACTGTATCACTTTCAGCAAGCAACTCTTTTCTTAAATTCCTAAGCGTACTTAGATCCGCCCTTGTTAGTGACCTGGAACCAATCCTGTAGCTCTGCCCACCTTTTAGTATTGTTGATATTGCTTCATCTACTTCTTTAAGTCTTTCTTCTTTAGTCGCCGACATTGTCCCTCCCTATATCCAATCATCATTAGCTTTAATCCAATCTTCTTCTGTGTTCTTTACTTTCTGTACAGGTTGTTCAACTTCTTTTTCAGTGTCCGAATTGTCTAAATGCAATGTTCTTACCTGCATTAAATCTGCTGCCGCAAAAGCATATACTTCAGTATCAAGATAATGATTATCGGCATGACTGCTTTTAACTACCCATTTACTTGTTACTTTACCATTTGCACTTTTCACACTAACCTTATGCTCAGCTGTCACCTGCTCAGCATATATATCATCTATATCATTATGAACCATCCATGCACCTGTGCCATTTTCTCTTTTCATCCTGCTGGCTATAGAATCTTTGTATTTATCAGTATCTACTAAGACAAGCCGCATGCCTTGAGCACTCGAATAAGCCTTATTTACTACTGATATACGATAATATGCTCCTTGAAATTGAGTAGATGAGCCCTTAACCGGCAATGCCCATTCTTCATTGTCTGCACAAAACGCATATACTGAGTCGGTATCATTTCCAGAATCTATCAAAGCAAGTGCTACTAAATAACCGCTGCCATCTGCCTTCTTGTACTCCCTATTCATAACCTTTTCCACTTCTGCCCAGTTATGGAGCTGTCCGTGCGCTATGTTCTGACTTGTCAGATAATCGCCCCATGCCCTTATGGAGTAGTAAACACTTGTTTCCTGTACGTCCACGCCACCAGTTAAAAGTTTAGCCCAACTCGGAACCACCAAGGCATCTAATTCCGTTTGCCTTTCCCTTACCAGCTCTGCACTGGTCTTTAACTTTGTATCCTCCCAAGCTTCTGCAAGCCATGAGTTTGTGAAGTTTTGCAGCCTATCGGGATCTTTATGTGAAAATAAAAACTCTCTTGCTATCTGTGAAAATCTTACAAAAGGACTATATAAAGTATTCATCCAAAAAGCGACTCTTCTTGAATACTTAGTATTTTGTCTTACCGTTCTCCATTCTCCATCCTCAAGCATTTTAGGCTTGTCATAGTCTGTTATAATACATCCGCATTTCTGACAAACATATACCGCTTCTTCCGCTCTGTCCGCATAACTCATCTCCTCCTCATCCGGGAATTTTATTTGTTTCAATACCAGCTCTATATATTCATGACAATGCGGACATGGTACAAAATAATGCTTTTCTATGTCCGCATTTTCTTTAGCTTGCCATATATGCCCTGTTTTTAAAGTCGGTGTGCTGGTTATAAAAACTTTGCTGTTATGAAAAGTCTTTGTTCTTTCTTTTGCAAGCGATATCGGATCAGCTTCTTTCTTAGACGCTCCCGGATACTTATCAACCTCATCAAGAAAAAGATATTTAATAGGTTTACTCGCTAAGCTTGACGGTGAATTGGAACCTACAAGGCTTAAATACATTCCCTCGAACTGATATTCCAGCTTTGAGGATTCACTTTCCTTGTACCTCATCCTCAAAGTCGGAGTCGATAAAAGCATCGGTTTCAATCTGTTGTCAGATATAGATTCGGCAAGCTTATCAGTAGGGTACACAACCATAGTTGGTGCTGGATCTTGCTGTATTACATAACCAACCATATTTTGAAGTGCCTCAGTTCCTCCAACCTGCGTGGGTTTGACAAATATAATTTCCTCAGTCTCATAATTATTAAACTCATTCATTATGTCCTTGAGGTAAGGAACATAGTCAGTTCTCCATGGGCCCGGAATGGCTGTAACTTTTGAGTCCAACAATCTGTATTTATCAGCCCATTCCGATACTGTTATATTTTCAGGAGGTTTCAGGTATTCAAGAGCAGCTTTTTGGTAGGAAGTACAACTATATTTATGTGCTTGACCTTTTGCCACGCTTTTTTACCTCTTCAGATTCTCCTGCCACAACAAAATCTTCAAGCTTTTTACTGATATCAGTATTCAATTCTCTTTCTAAAGCCCTTGTTTGCGTCGGACTGCAATAAGCCCCCACCCTTGCAGATATCCGGCTTGGCAATGATAAGGCAAACTTCTTAAATTCAGTGAAAAAACGTATATAGTCGCTTTTAACCTCGTCTATGCTTATATAATTTCCTGCTGCAATGTCAGTTTTTAGTCTATGAAGTTCGCCTTGTGATTCTTTAAGTGCTATTTCAGCCTTTAGCTTTTGCTCCTTAAGGTCTATTACCGCCTCCGTCTGACCTCTTCCATGTGCCTTGTTGCTTAAATGCTCAACGTAAGCTCTTACGGTCTCATCAAGTGTATACATGAACTTGCCTTTTACTCTTACACCTGGCAAAATCCCGTCCTTTGTAAGTTGTTGTATTCTTCGAGGGTCTAAACCAAATAGTTCAGCGACAACTTTGGTCGGATACAGCCCTTTTATCATTTCATCTATTGAATTGTTTTCTTTTTTAACCATATCTAACCACTCCTTTCATATACTCTGGCAGTCCTGACACCATGTCAAGCGAAACGAAATCTAATGTTTTTTTTAATTTTTTACAGCCAAAAACCGCACCTTCTCCGCCCCGCACCTCACCCACCCCCTAGGAAGTACCTTAGACATTTTCAAACAATTGTTTTGCTTTAATTTTGTAGCAAAAAAGACCATATACAAATGTATACAGTCTTTTTATCATTGCTATTCTTTTTCTATTATTTCCATGAGTGCATCTTGCAGCACTTGTGAAAAGTTTATATTTTGCGCTATAGCCACTTCATTCATCCATTCCGGAATAGTAAGTGTTTTCTTAACAGCTTTGTTGTTGTGCATACGTCTATATGTATCAGTATCACCAACAACATAGGATACAAATGATTTATTGTTAATTTCTATATTTGCTATATTTGAAGGTTTCGGAATAGTTATTCCATTCTTCTCATAGCGATACAATACCATTGATAAAACATCCTGAGCATTTAAGATTGCGTCATCAATATCATCTCCACAAGTATAGCAGCTTTCCAAATCCTTAAAATTCACAGAATACATTCCGTTGTCTTCTTCAGTAAATACCGCAGGATATACATACTTTTTCATATCTGACCTCCTTAATATTTGGGGAAACTATTATGTTTTACGCAAGGGCTTTATTTAAGCCCTGCGTCTTTCAGTATTGATAAAGCCGTTCCTTTGGGAACTTCTTTATTGTGCCTAGGCACCGGGAAGGTTTTTCCTGTTATAGGGCTAAACCATTCATCATGCCTGCCACCGTGTCCTACTAAAGAACAACCATTTTTCTTTAGTAGTCTTACCAATTCTGAACCTTTCATAATTGTTTCCCCCTTTCCTTAACTTCTGAATATATTATAACACGTATTAATACGTGTGTCAAGGGTTTTATAAAATATTTTGGAGATTTTTATATTTATTTTTACTGTTTC